ATTCTCTTATTATCTACTTCTTTTAATTTTTTATTAGATATTTCAATTACTCTAGAAAACTTATCTAAATATTCCATGTAACCTAAAAGAATATCTTCTGATTTTTCTTGTTTTTTCATCAAATTGTAAGTTGTCCATCCTAAAATTACAATTACAACTGAAAGTACACAAACTGTTATTATTAAAGGTATCATAAGTTGTCTAACATATTTTTCAAACCATCACTTTTCATCGAACCTAAAGCTTTTGTTTTAGTGGACAATTTTTTAGATGAGTTTGGTGTTGTTCCTAATGTATAATTTTCCTTTAGCTTCTCCACGGACCCTTGTTCCCCATTTAATTTTGGTAACCATTCACGTTCAAACTCAACACGAGCTGCCATTAAATCAGCTTGATGAATTATAAAAGGTAAGGATGTACGTGGTTTTTGTTCTGGCATGAATGCAAATAAATATTTTTTATTCGCTTCATCATATAAACCATCATGTGTCTGGATAGCTAACATTTCATTAAATGAATATTGTATACCATGTGATTGGAGTAAAAATAATCCTCTATCAGGAACAGATGCAAATGGTACTTTTTTATTAAACATATAATCTTCACCTAACTTATCACGTCTCCATTTATCAGTCTGAGGGATATATGATTCATTTTCTTCATCACCCATTTTACCTAAATCATGATTAATAGCAGAGAATACTAATTCTTCAATAGTAAATGTAGATCTATCCATTTCAAATTCACACCATACATCATAAATTCTAAATGATGCTGCAACAACACGATTTACATGATCTACATACCCTCCTGGAAAAGCATTATGGTATTCTTTTTTATGAGCAGCAGGCATTAACATTATACGATCTTCATATTTTTTATAAAAATCTAATAGTTTTTCTTTTCTAGGGGAAGAAATATGTTGTTCAATATTGGTTAAAAATATTCCCCAATTTGCTTGGATGTGTTCTGGTTTTAATTTCATAACTTTTATTTTAATTTAATTTTCTCTTTCTACTATTGATTCCATATCCTGCCTTAATTCAAGTGTTTCATTTAAAAGTTCTCTTGCTTTAGAAACATTGTTTTCACTAAGAGATAATCTAATCTTTTTAAGCATACCCTCTAAAGTTTGCATGCGTCTCAATAATAATTTTTTATTTTTCATATTTTATTTAATTATTTTTTTTATTTTTATATTAAACATTTTAAATTTTTATGTTTAAATAATCAAATATAAATTAAAGGTAATAAGGATATTTTAGAAAATCAAGTTTTCTTTAAATTTTTTAGAAAAAGATGTTTTTCTGTTAAATCTTGTACTTTTTTTAATAACCCACATTTTTCGTATTCTTCAATTTCTTCAAAATGTTCAATAGAAAGTTTGATACATTCAACTATTTCTTCATCACAATAGTAATCTATAGCACTTATCCAATCCTCATTACCAAAATCTATTTCCTGAACCCAATAATATGCCCTGGAATATAACATATAGTCTCCTATTTCATCCAGCCCAGTATTAAAATCATTGTCTAGGTTTGAATTGGTAAAAAATCCCATAAGTTGTTGTTGAAAATTTTGACCATTTACCAACATTTTATAAAACATCCCAAACTTAAAATGTGGAGATTCTTTAAAACTATCTACTTCTTCTTGTAATTTTTTTACAGAATTGTCGTTATCTTTGTTAAATCCAAATAAACCAAATATTTCGTTTATATTCATATTTTATGATTAAATAAACGTATTAATTAACAGATCTTAAACGAATTATATCCAATTCTACACTACTAATTTCTCTTTCTATTTTATCTATTTGAGAGATAATTTCGTCATATTCTTTAATAGGATTAATAAAATTTTCATTACCAGGGTGGTATCTCCAAATTTCATCTCTAATAAGGTGTATATTTGTTAATGTATTTTGTAAATTTAATAACTTATCTTGTAAATCATGTAATTCCATTTGGTATGTTTTTTGATAAATATTAATCATATTGTAAACCTATTTCTTTAATAACACTTTTTGTTTTTTCTATATCAATCTTAAAAAATTCCCTATCATTATTTATACGATATTTTTGTAATTTTTTATGAGTAGCCCGTTCAATTCTTTCACCATTAAAACAATTATAAGAAAATACTACTTTATATGGGGTTGGAACACCTGTTGCTTTACTTAACTTATCGGCTCTATCATTTGGGTCACCCTTAGTATATCCTATTTTTAATATACCTGGCATTGAGGGATTTTCTAGAACATATACTGATTGATCTCCATTCCCTCCATCTATGCTTTGTCTTAATCTATAAGTATAGTATTCTATTTTTTCCCAACCATTTTTTTCAACTTTAACCGTAAAATGTGAAGGGGGAAGTGAAGTGCGAGTGCGATCGTAAGGTACAAATTTTTTAGCTTCTTCATTTGTAATTCTTTTCATTATTAAAATCTTGCATTAGCACTAGAACCTTTATACCATGGTAATCCTTCACGTCTTCTTAAAGCATCTTTATACTCTGGTTCTGACATTTTAATACCATTTAAATAATATTCACGTTTTCTCATATTACCTTCTGGGATTAGTGCTGGTCCTTCCCAATTGTGTAGTTTCCCATTAAACATATACATTATAGTTCCGTCTGCTGTGGTTAATTTTCTTGATTTGAATTCTTTATTCTCCATCGTTTTTGAAAATTAATGGGTTAATAAATCTTTCTCCTACAAAACAACCTGATATAAATGGGAGAACAATAAACCCTGTAAAAAAGTAAGAAACAAATAATCCTATTGCAATTGCTCCAATAATTAAATCTCCTACTCTTTTTTTATTCATTTTAATTAATTCTAACATAACTTTTATTTTTTAAATTTATACCTTAGTATACGAAATATCTTTATAATCTCCAAATATTATTATGGAGTTTCTTCTATTCTATCTGTTTCTAATACATTAGCTGAGGTCATAATGTAACTTGCATTATCAAAACAATTCAATTCAGTCCAATTCCCAGAAAATGACCCACTTAAACCATTACCTCCCATTTGCCACCATGCTATACCATTTGCAACTTGAGAATGATTATTTAAATCAGTTGGGGTTCCTAAATTATATATTTCATCTATTTCACTTTGATTCATAGCAACATTCCATATAGAAATATTTTGTAAAGAACCAGAATAATTAGCAGTTCCAGATGGTGTTGTTGCTCCTATTATAACCTCTTGAGAATTAGTTCCTAATGATGCAAAAGAAGTTGTTAAACTATCTTCCTCAACCCCATTAATATACATTTTTGCTACTTGAGATTCATATGTAACTAATACATGATACCAAATATCAGTTGAAGGAATATTGGATGCTTGTAATCTAAATCTAGTATTACTGTTTTTTAAATCAAAACTCATTAAACCAGGTACATTATTATCATGATATAGTCCCCATCCATTACCCGAATTTGCACCAAGATTACCACTTGATTTATCTATTATAACTTCATCTGCCGGTGGTTGTAACTCATGAGGTCTAACCCATGCAGATATAGTAAATAAAGAAGTTAAATCAAAAATAGATTGATCAGGTGTTGAAAAATAAGGTTCAGAAGGATATTCTCTAAATTCAAAAGAATATTGATTATTATATGAAGGACTACTCCCAGAAGAAGGTAGTTCAAATGAATTACAAATTCCTGCTCCCTTAAGTTGCGCAGGTGTTAATGTATAAATAGCCATACGTATATATTATTAAGTTGTTATAATTACAGTAAATTCACCAGTTCCCCTAAATTTTACCCCACAAACAGGAACATCAACCGCATTATTAAAGTTAAAAGATGACGTACCGGGAGGTATAACTTGACTCCATATATAATCAGATTGAACCACATGATCAGGATTAGAATTAACAAAACCATCAAATGAACCCGATGCGTATTTACCCGAACTAGAGTCATAAAAACCATTATAATTCCTTACGGTCTCAAAGGTAAAATATGATGAACCTGAAGGATTATGAAATGTATAATTTGCCATGTAATTTTATTATAAATATGTGGGTGAACAAGTAGGTTTTAAGCTGGGTATAATGCAAGGCATATAAATATATACATTATCTATGGTTTCTTTTTTAAGAGATTCTTTTTGTATATTAACAAGTGGAGATGATAAGAACATAATGTTGAAACAGCGATAACTTCACTCCAAAATAAATTAAAAGGAAGTAATATCATTGCTATCCCATAAACTATTATATATCCCCCTAAACGTTGAGTCTCCCATAACGCCTGTAGTGAGAAGAAGAAAAATAATCCCGCAAATATATTATGTAATATTCCAAAATCAACTACTGAAAATGATGTTAATAACATTAGGAATATACTTGCTTTTTTCCAATTTTTTATCTCAAATAGCAGATATGCTGTTATTGTGTTTGAAATGATAAAAAGTGGTTGTAATGGGGTGGTCCAATACTGAGAGATTGAATTTAATTCCCCGTAGGTAATTAACATTATAAACGGAGATATTCCGATTAATAATATTGCTAATACCTTTAAGTAAAATTCTTTTCCCATATCAATTATAAATATATGTCTGTATATACTTTGTTCGATGAAAAAAAATTTTTATGAAAAAAAGATTTGGGATACGTGGGAAAACAAAAAATTACCCATTTTGAAAATTATGTTTACATCGTGGGGATATTCGTATATACTAGTCGATATTGGTAGATCGTTTACGATTTATGAGTGTGTCTAATCCGGCTTTTTCCACCACATACCCGCGTATTGACAACCGCGCGCGTGGTACGGTATTACCATAGTATTACCATATATATACCATATATATACCGCCGCACGCGGTACGGCATAAAGGGGTACTACCCCCTTAACACCAATCTATATTCAAACTAAATTTTAAAAACCTAAATACAACAAATTGCCATTTTAAATCTACTATTATTGTTGGTATTATGTACCAACTATCGTCTATATCCCAATGCTTTTTTACCTTTACTTTCATATTACTTATTTAAATTTTTAATCATATAACCTAATATTAAACTAAAATATTTATATTTATCCTTTTCCATATTATTTATTTAAATTTTTAAAAAAAATATAACCAAGTATACAACTAAAACACATTATAAACACAACCCATATTGCTATACCAACTACCATATTACTTAGTTTTAGTTATCCACTTATTATTTACATACTTACCAATTACCAAACTACCATCAGCCATTAATCTAACTGTAAGTGTGTACACTCTTTTCTTACCTGTATATTTACTTACATCATTATACCACACCTTAAATGTATCACAGTTCCAATTGTTCCATACTTGAGCAATATCAAGATTTGGGTATCTAGACAGAACAAACTTTTTGACATCTACATTATTAACCATTACTTTTTCCCTTAACACCATTACATTTTCCATAAATCTCATTTTAATCATACCACAATATACGAACCAGCACTCGCTAACCCTCTACCCTTGATATCTTGGCTGAGCATCTGGTTACGTAGATCGTAATTTGGATCGTATCCGCACGCTTTGAGTACCATGTACAATGTTTTCCAACGTGTTTCTAGGTGGCGATAATGCTTGCTATCTGTACCATATAACTCTTTCCACTCATCTTGTGCTACCCATGATTGCGCCTCTAATTTTTGCATGATTGCTATTGTACCTCTCTTTGTCATATACTTTTGTTTTTTGGTCACCTA